CAATGATGTCAGATGTGGGTATCCTTGTTTCTGCCCATGACTGTGATGTATATTATCAATATGACTTTGCATGAACCCACCATCTGTGTATCGATTGATTCTGAAGTCTGTATAGTCTATTGATTTTATATTTGTATGCACACTAGTATAATCGTCTACACAATAATCAAAACCTTCTTTGATTTCTTTATAGTAGGGTGATGGTTTGCCAATCCAGTATTCTTGCATTGATACTTTAGAATCGCCTGTATTATTGTATGCAGTTGCAAATGTAGAGTCTTTCCACTCTGCTGTTGTTTCGTAACGATTGATTATCCAATCACAAGTTTTTGAATCTAAAACATCTGGATAAAAAAATATGTAATCAGAAAGTTGCTGACTGGTATTCATTATGTTCTCCTACTTCTCCCTTCAATTGTACATTCCACGCAATACTAATGCGATTCTTTTCTGATATATTCTGTGGCACCCAATGTTGTAACCATGACGGAAAAAATACGGCACGATTTGTCTTTGATGCAAATGATAGTAAGTTTGAATTGTTGTGTGTTTTGTTTGTCTTTTTAGGCACCATCACATCAGAAGATGGTCTTGGGTCAAAGAATTGTATCCCTGCCGCTTTATCTGAATACAAATAGTAGACACCACTTAGAAAATTATTTGAGTGGGTGTGTGGCGGATGCACTTCGCCCTTTCTTAATACATTTCCCCACATATCAGTAATTGCAATATCTTCTACTGCATAATCTAAAGTTTCAAGTATTTCTTTACTCGTATCTAATACCATATCTGCAAATATTTTAAACTCGACTTTAGTGTGTAAGTCTGGTTCTGTTTGCCAATTTTGATTATTCGACCTGTCTTGCCATAGTTTTTGAATATAGTTCTTCATATACAAGGAAGTTTCTTCAAACAGAAAATCGTCTTGTACAAAAATGTTTGTTGCAAATACTTGATGTCTATCCATTACAATGCGCCACTCGTAAATCTCGCCCAATCAATAGCATTTTTAATTACAAAGTTTCGACTGTTGATGCTTCGCAACAACTGTTCAAGATAGTTTACTACTTGTCGTAGATATGCTTCTTTCTGGTCTGCCTTTTGTAGTTCTTCGTCAGAGTCCATATAGATGTGAACATCTGCCTTGAGTATTTTCAAGTCAAATGGTTTCTCTTTATAAACTGATGGGTCTGATTTACCTGTATAGTATTCCCACTTCTGTCGTTTAAGAACTCTATGGTCATACTCTGCCTTCTTTAGAAGTAAAGAAAACTTGTTAAAGTGTTGTAGGTATTTGTTGTGAAGTATTGGTATCTTTATCGATTCTGAGCCTAAGTCAGTTTCGTCTATTTTTAAATCTCTGTTAGCTGATTCTTGCAATTCTTCTAGTGTCATATTATATCCATTATTTAAGTGTATCAATTATATTTATACGCCCACAAAAAGTGGGTATTTCAAGTGTTACAGTTGAACTATTTCATAGTACATGTAACTAAAATCTACAGATGCTTGTAGATAGTTCACATCACTTGCCTGTACATCATATGATAATGAGCCAAGAGATGTTGGGAAGATGTTGTTAAATCTTATTTCCGTTACAGCAATGTTCTTGCTGTTTAAAACTGTTAGTGTAGCGTCTGAATATGTTCCGCCTTCAGCAAGTGGTACTGGTGTGTTTGTGATTGGCACAACGGCACCAGATGTAGTACCAGGATATCTATCAGCACCAGCTGCCTGTAAGTCTGCAAACTGTGTGTGATTCTGTGGGAACCCTAGTGCAATTATCCAGTCGTGTATTTCTTTATAGTTATTTAGATTCTCATCTACAAGAAACGATATCGCCAAGTCTTGATACGAAACTTTCTCACCAGGAATAGGTATGTCTTTCAGTCCTGTAGGCATAGACGCCGAACCAATAGAGATGCCAGGAATGTTCGCAGACTGGCAGAAAAATTCTACAGTCGGTAGTTTAGAACATTTAAACCTAAATTGTACAGGACTTGCATAGTCTAGTACGGACGGCTCTCTAGTATTTACATTCGTTGTTGACATTAGTTATTTACAGGTGCGTTTGCACGCCATTGATAGCACGACCAGTATCTTGCACTCGTTTTATCTTTTGCAGTATCACAGTTGTGTCTAGCACGAAATGACTTTCTTCTTGCTGGGTCATCTCTTTTGATAGATAGTCCTGTTGTATCGCCGAAAGATACTTTCTTTACTTTGTCGCCATCTTTGACATAAACATAAAACTTCTTACTTCCACCTCGTATCGGGTCGTTCAGTTTAACTTTCTTACCTTGATACTCTGCCTCAGTAATTTCTAAGTCTTGATATTTTTGTTCGCAAATGCAGTCTATTGCTTCTACTTGTTTTAATGTTTTCATACTATTATTTATAAGAGTTATGGAAGTAAAAAAAAGACACCCGAAGGTGCCTTTTTCATATCTACTTTGTAGAAAAAATTACATAATGTTAGTAACTTTAACTCTACGGTAGTAAACATTTTGGTTTCCAGCAGCAGGTGATGTTAAATCAATTGCGCCAGCGCCGTTAGATGTTGCAAATGGATTCGCAACCATTCCGTAACGAGTCTTGAAACCAATTTTAGGTTGGAATGAATCTTGACCAACTGCACGAACCATTTGTAATGGGACATATGGGCAGTAGAAGATACCTGAATCGTAAGGTGAAGTACCTTTATATCCAGCAACATAGAATTGACTTGCAGAAACATTCGCACTATATGGGTCAACATATACTTTGAACTTACCATTAAGAACACCAGCAAAAGTATTACCAGTATCATCAACATTTAAGTTAGTTGCAAGTGCAGGTGCGTAATCTAATACACCAGCCATTTGAAGAGCAGAAGCTACATCAGCAGAACAGATGATTATATTACCTTTACCTCTACGAGTTTGTTGACCAATCGCATTGGCATCTCTCTCTAGTTGGTAAAGTAGACCTTTGAACTTCTCAACTGACCAACGACCATTAGAGTCGGTGTCAAGGTCGAAGATTCCAGCAGTAGTAGTATTAACTTGTGCACCAGACTTAGCAGTTGTATAGATAGTTCTAACAACTTCACGGTTGATTTCAGCAAGAATTTCACTTGACAAGATGTTTGCAAGTTCAGTTTCAGCGTCTAAGCCGTGAATTGCTTTAAGGTCTTGTGCAAGTTCCATTGTATACTCTGCTTTCAAAGCTCTTGATTTTGCAGTTACAGTAACTTTGTCGATTGAGAACGCCATTTCAGCAAACTCATCAGTTCCGTCACCTAGTGTTTCTGCTTCAGCAGTAGTCATACCAGAACCAGTAGTATAAGTACCAGCAGCAGGACTATCGTTTAGTGTAGCAGGGTTAGAACCCGAATGTGAATCAGGTGAACCTGTATCTGATGCAGCATCTTCAGCAGAAAAGTCTGAATCAGCTTCGTCAAATAATGCCTCTGTACCGCCTTGAGTAGAGTAGCGTGATTTCATTGCAAAGATAAGACCAGTAGGTCCTGTCATTGGTTGAACACCACAAATATCATATGCGATTAAGTTAGGCATTGCACGGCGTACTAATGAAATTAGAACTGGATCCCAAGTGTCAATAGAACTACCCGTTGCGTTAGCAGGTGCAGCCTCAGCCATAAAGCTTTGGTCTTCCCTTACTGCTCTTTCTTGGTTCTCAAGAATAACAGTTGTAACAGCACGCTTATAGCTATCGTTGATTTTTGGTAAATCTGGATGCTCTAGGACTGGCTGCCACTTTTCTTGTAAATTTTCAGTAAGATACATTTATCTCTCCTTGTTATTTATTTTTTAGTTAATCACTCTTACTTTAAAGAAGTAAGATTTTTTGTAATAGCGGCCGTATATGCAGCCATAGCATCGGATGTACCAGCGTCAGCAGGTATATTCGCCGCCACAGAATCAACTTCATCATTAGATGTCGCTTCTTCTATTTTTGTTTTAGGGAAATAAGATTCTTTAATAGTTTCTAATTTCTCTGCGAACTTCTCAGCACTATCGAATTCAACATTCTCAGCCATAGAAGCAAACTTCTCCTTCTCAGTATCAGCTAAATCTTCTGATACAGAAACGACTAAACTTGCTCTTGTTAATTCATTAGTACCTTTTGCAAGAACAACATTTTTTTCAATCTGTTCGTTCAACTTAGATTCTAAATCTTTAACTTGACTTGTTAAATCATCTAGTACATTGTATTTTTCTTCAGGAACATCAATATAATGTTCTTTGAAAAGTCCTTTAAGTCCAGTGATGAAATCTTCAGCGATTTCGGTACGAATACCTCTTTCAACTGCTAATTCATTTTCTTTCATCCATTCTTCAACAACATAGTTAAGATATGAATCGACTTTCTCGACCATAGCTTCTTTTACTGTTTCAGTTTCAGAT